GTCTGTAAGCCTCCTCTGGTGGAGTGATAATCCCTCCACTGTTGTTAATATAAGTGACTCCCACCTGATTTTCGGCACTAACTCTAAATCCCACAATTCCTATATTTGCGGTAGCTGTAGGTTTATTGCAGGCAACAAGTAAATCCTCCGTAATAACTCCAGTAACAGTAAACAAAACCTCTGTACAACTATTAGCTGGAATAGCTAAGGGGGTTAAAGTGCGTTCGTATGTCTCAATTTTAGCACTTGAATCCCACACCTCATTCAGCCATTGAAACCATTTATGGTCTAAATTCCCGTCATCTGCTTGAACAGCAGTTGCCGCAGGTGGTGGCTCTATTCCTTTAATAGTTGGCATCAATTTCTTCCTTTATCAATTTCTGCATGTGCCCCCAAGAACACATATTTAACCGGGTCAGTCCCAAACCATTCAAGGGTTCTTTCCCGAAAAGAGCCAAGTTTATACCATATACACCTTCTATTGTTTTCCCCCAGTTTCCCCATATTTATGTACCATTCATTAGACCATGTGGCAGTTCCATCATCTGAAAACTTTAAACCTATAAGTGGGTCTTCTTTATCACTGTTTCCAACTCCAGGTTCTATCTCAAGTTCTAATGTTCTCATTAACATGAGTTTTCTGGAAGAATGCAAAGGAGGGGTTCTAACAGCCCTTCTAACCCAATCACCATTATCAGTATATTTTCCTTCATTAAGTTTATAAAACTTACCATTTTCCCAGTCACCTATAATATGGACTCCATTGAAAAACAGATGACCGCCAGCCCTGTACCTTGCCGCTTTAGTAGTCCTCTTCGCCCATGCACCAGTTTTTTCTCCATACTCGTAACAAACACCGGCAGATGGAAAATGAATTTGGTAGAATCCATGTCCTGCCCATTCATAACAGAAACCATACGCATCAGATACACTTGTCATATTTTCCATCTCAAATTCAAGGGAAGGAAAAGATATAACCTGTGGGGTTGTACTTGTTGCTCTTATAATCTGGTAACCTCCAAAACCTGAATGTGCAATCATGTATAAAGAATCTTTATTGCTTGAAGCGGAGTAAGGTGCTGGTGTTCCCATTTCAAAAATGCCGTTAGAATATGGTTGAAAGACCCTGTTAACATTTCCTGTGTTATAGAAAAGTTCTGATGTTTGTTCCCCTATCATCAAGGGGTTTCCCTTAAACCAGATAAGTCTCTTAATATCATCGCTTCTACGCTCCGCATTGGCAAAATCAGTTCCATCCCAATCCGTAGCATCATCTAACTCTGAATGCCTGAACTGTCCAGAAAAAGCTGGGTCATCAACAATAAAATAGTTATCAACCCATGCAACAGTAGTCGCATTGGATGGGAAATTTACATCTGTTATCTTCGCAAAACTTGGAACACCGCTTGAAGGCCCGTATGTCCATCCGTCTGACCCATCAACAACCATGAGATGGTTAAACCCAGATGCAATACCACATCTCCCTGTACTCGTGTTTAAAGTTCCTACTTCGGTAAAAACAAAATTAGCATCTACCTCCACGAGTTTTGCTCCACGAACAAAATATCCTTTTCCATTCCAGACAACCCCATTAGACCTGCAACCACCAGCCCCCGTACTATGTAGCAAATCGAGACAGGGGTGGCAATATGCCGCAACATTTCTTTTGCCCGAACCGCTGTTTTTCTCCAAATACATATTTTCAAGTAACGTATTTACAGCGTCTTCGGATCGCCCTTTTGCGTAAGACGAAAAGAAAGGTATTTCAACTCTTTTAGCCATTCTTATTCCTCATTTGTGGAAGGAGTTTCTTTGTTCTTTTCAACAGAATCTACAACACCCTGACTAGCCACATAAGCCATAATAAGACCTGCTATCCATGTCTGAACTTCTTCTGGAATATCAATTCCAGAAACAAGAATCAAGACACCTAACAGCGTCATAATGAGTTTTCTACTCAAAATCTTTTGTAACAACATTTTTATCTCCTTAATTTTTCGTACACTCTTTTAATGTTTTTCTTAATTCTCCGCTCTCTATATTCTCTATATTTAAAAGCCCACCTCCACAAAGTAGAAACAGAAATTCTAATAGTCAGGCCATTCGATAACCATCTCTTTTTTATTTTGTTTAAAATTTCTTTCCCTCCAGTTGTTATAGCCGTGGATATATCCCTTGTTGTCTATCATTGCCTTTAAATCACAGTAATACTCTGCTTTTTCCTCTGGAAGTCTCTCACGTTCCTCCCTTGTTTCTATTTTTAAAGTCCAACTCTCTTCGCTCATATATTCTTTAAATCTGTCAACGGCAAAACCGGAATCCATCAATACCAGTTTCCCGTTAATCTCTTTTATTCCTTCTCCAAATGCAATACAACCAGCCAACTCTACTGGTCTATTGGCAGGATGTATTTCTATAGCAGTTCTGTCTGGGACATCCTTGATTTTGAAAAACTTAAATTTGCCAGTAGTATCTCTCTCAACCTTATATTCCAGTGCAGGAATGCACGATTCAAAGGGCAAATTATCTTTCCATTCTCTCTCCATTGTAAAGTATGGAACTCCACCAACAGGGACAAGCACTCCCCATGTAGCTCCATCTTTCTGCAATGTTCTTATAATGGTTAAAGTTTTCATACTAACGATTTCACATACGAAAATATTGCTGTTATAACTGCTATAAAAGCTCCCCATATTGCAAGAGCAACTTTCCATCCAGCCCTATCAACTTCACGGAGTTGGTTGCCATGTTCTCCAACGTCATGTTCCAAATTCTTAATGCGTTCTTCAACCCCTGCGGCTCTTGCCTCAATCTTGGATAGTACTTTAAATATTTCATCAATCCTACTATACAATTTATCGTGGCAAGCTCCAGTTTCTTTGCCATTTACCATTTACCTCACCTTTAACATTATCTTTGCTAGTGTCATTTGGTTATGCAATATTCCAGCTAGAACTCTTCGCTGTTGATCTGGGGTGAGAGTGGCTAGAATGGCAGCTATCTGTTGTTTGTCCTTGTTCCAAAAGTTCCCAAAAGCCGCCCTCAACTTAGTCCTGGCAACTTCTCTTTTCTCAAGCATTGTTTTGGCTTCAGGGGAAATAACTCTTTCCCTTGCCGCATCTGAATACCCAAAACAGACTGCAAGTACCACAATAAATACAATTACTATTTTCTTCATAATTCTCCTTATTCCCAGAAAAATCCTATACCATGAATACGAACTTCTTTGGAATTGTGAGTTGTACACTTATACTTCATGGTTTGATCGCCAGACTGAGCAAAGCTTGACAATGTCCCGGAATAAATGTCTTTTCCAGACGCATATTCACCAGTATCAGCAAGTGTTATCTCATTATAGTTAGCCCCATTATCGAGACTCATATAGCATTTCAAATCAGTATTGAGGGTAATAGATTCCATTGGTTCAACAAAGGCTACTACTCTTCCTTTTGTGGGTTCTGCCACAGCTTCGGTGGAATTGGATATCAGCGTCATATCCACGGTAGAACGCACCTCAAGTTTAGATACGGCAAACGTATTTGTACCAGGGCCGGTAAACCCAGATACAGTCTGTTGATTATAGGAATTGGTGGAAGCCTTGTAGTAAAGCGATCCGGATCCAACTTCCACCTTGGGGTCTCCATTAGTCGAGGCGTAATCAATGATAGTCAGATAATCCTTTGTCTCATCAATTGAAAACGATAGCCAGTCGCTTACCAGTGTACCGCCCGCAGACGCAGACCCACCAGACTCTCCACTAAAAAGAAACTCCGTTGGTGTGGTAGTTCCGTTAGCAGTTGAACCACTACGCTCAACGATGGATGCGTTATCAAAATCAAATTGTGCGGAGGTTTTCGCGGTTATGGTCACACGAACCTGATCGCCATCGGTGGAAATGTCAGTAGCCGCGTTTATCTGACGATACGAGTAATTTGCATTACCAGATGCCGCATCACTGGTTAATGACTGTGTCCATGTATTTGCGGCTGAACCCATGTTGGTGTAATAATCACCTCCTGAGTCATACCCCTCGTTTGTGGAAGCCGCTGTATCCACCCCGGTTTCGTCCTCATACTCATCAACAACACCATCCACCATCCCTTGAACACTTATTGATCCATTTATTGCGATGCGAAATGCGTTAAGAGCAACGTTGTCTAGGTTAATAGGAATAGGGGGGGTATAATCCGTCCATTCTTTGGTTGTGATTCTAACATCATCGTACCATGTTGTTCCAGATGTAGCATCGCTACTGTGTGCCCCATACAATTTAAGTTTTGCATAATAAGCAGTAGAAGGTGGTGTTATTTCAGCAGACTTCTTAGTCCAACTGGTGGGATTGGCTACAGCCTCATCATAAACATCTGTCTGCACATCTCCTCCGGTTAGTGCATCTTGTGACGAATCGTACCATAAGACTTCCACTAGATTTCTAACCCCGGCAACAGATGATTTAAGCATGGTTGAAATTATAAGAACTCTAGCTGGTGATATTGGTATAAAAGAATCTGAAACAAAGTAACCTCCACCATTTCCAGTGGAAACAAACTTATAACTTGTTGCTCCATGTGCCTGTGCATTGGTGACTAGTGAGACAGTTCCACCTGTATATGCAGTTTCAGTCCAAGAATCCGGGTCACCGTCACCATTGTCATCAGTTTCAAAACTCCCATTAGTAACCAAGTTGGCATCTTTTTCGGTTTCAGAGGTAGATCCTCCCCCGTAGTTATCAACTGTGAGTTCTGGTGATGTGGGAGACCCCGGACAAGAACCCCCTGAAGGGGCATGAACAATTATTTTATATGACAAGCTTTTGTCAAAATATATAGCCGCTTCACCTCTGCTGTTTAAAACAACAGGGTTTGCATTGGCAGTTGTTTGAGTTCCATCTGTATATGTTGTTTGATTGGTTGTTGTTCCTGACTCGTATGTGTAAATACAATAACCCTCTGCTGGTGCCCCTGTTGCAAGATTCCATTTGAAAAGTGGAGGGGGAAGCAGTTCAGCAGGTGTAGCAATTGTTGCCGAAACTGCTAACAACACAGAGGTGATAAAAGCCTTAATACGCATTAGTAGCCTCCTTCAATACTTCTTTTTGAGTTGCCAAACCCATCGGAGTGCCCTAACGCACCTTCATCGGCTCGCCTCAACATGGTAGGTGTATTAACATTTTTTATTTTTCTAAGTGAATCTCCAGCTATGAATCCAACTTCCTTTGGGACACTGATTCCATATTCTGGTGCTAGTTCTATTGCCAGGTTATAAATCAAAGCTCTCTTGTACTCTGGAGGCATACTAAGGCTGGTAGTTGAAAGTGCAAATTCTGTTAAAGGAACTATAGCATCAACAAAAGCCGTGTAGTTTGCATCAGGCCACGGATTAAATGTTATCTGTGCGAGTGTATATTGTGGATCGTATATCAACTCTGTTGGTCTGGCTTTAAGTATTATTTTTGAAGGTTCATCTAAATATTCAGCCCTCGTATTGATAGCAAGATTGTAGTCATTATTATTGCTGTCTCTAATATACGCATTTTTAATTGCAAACCTGCCTATAGGCCTTGTTGATCCTAAATCCCCTCCTGACCCATAGGTATATGTAGCCTTGGCATTTGTAATGGAAAGAGAACTCAAAGTGTTTGCGTGTATCAACAACCTGTCAGCAGACCATGATGATATCATGCTATTTAAAGCTTCGAGTCCATCAGAAATTTCTTTTGCAGTTGGAGTTTTTTGAACAGTCTCCACTCCAAGTTTCCTTTGGGCTTGTATGATTATATCTCTTGCAGTCATTATATTTTCCTAACTAACATTTTGAAGGGCTATCAAAATATTTCTTACCCCTCATTGCAGCCTCAGATTCAGATTTTGTCATCAACTCTGGTTCTTGAGTGCCAGCCTTATACATACATATATTGCGTTCTTCTTTATTGCTTTTAGTTGATTTGGGAATGGAAACATTTTTAGAAACAACAGTTTTAGTTTTTACTGCTTTTTTAGCTTTCTTCTTCATCATTATCAAATCCTTAAATTTTTTAATCATAATATTTTAGTGAGGGGCGTTTTACCGCCCCCACATAAATTCAAAAAAACTAACCCAATACTCTAACTGCGAGTTCTGGATAGATAGTTTTTACTCCATACAATAAATCTAAACGAATAATGTCAGTATCGTTAGCGATATCATAATCTTTAATCACACGGATGCTGATATTATCTTCAGACTGCTGTGCCTTGAAACTTGTTCCATCAGGCATTGCAAGCGGAACCATACAAAGTGCAAACGCATTTGAATGAAACGCCATGTTGTTAACATATGAACCACCACTTGTTCCAACAACAGTGATAGCCGCATTGTCAGCGGGGGAGCCACTAACAGTTTGGTATGCACCAGAAGTTGTAATACTAGGACTGATATCAATAGTTAAATCACCTGATCCATCAGAAGTTTCATCGGAAGTTACAACAAACTGTTGCAATTGACCGGTTGAAGTTTTAGAAATTGGGTTAACACTGTTAACACCAGCAATAGTGAAAACATCACCAATCTCAAGCACGTTGGTTGAAGTTGTCCAACCATCAGTTGCAAGGCTTGAACCAGTTTGTGTTCCACCATCTACGAGTGGTGTTCCACCATGTGCCCCAACAGTATGGGAAACAATGTTCTGATCTCTGAAAAATTCCATCCCAGCATAAGAGCCAAGATGTCCTTTTCTTAAAACTTCATTAGTAATGCTCTGGTTGAAAACGCCTTTAAGACCATCAGCCAAAGACCAGTGAGCAGATGGGCCTAAAACTAAAGACCTGTTGTCCATAGGAACAGCAGAGAGATCTAGTTTTTCACCAGCATCCGCTATGTTGGAATAAGTAGATGGGGTTGTCCCAGCAGTACCAACCTGTTGATAAATGTTTTTGTAAAGATTACAAAGGTCTATATCAACTTTGTTTGCAAGTGCAATACAAGCAGGTTCAATGTACCTCTTGGAATACTCTTCAATCGACAGTGTTAACTGCTGACTGGTAAAATTCCAAGATACATGCTTTTGCTTGTCAATTGCGATGGATGTGTTCGTTTCGGTTACATCCTGATTCGATCTTGTAGCACCATCAGTTACAGTAAACTGAACTGGTTTACGCACATTTATAGTGCTACCAACTTTTGCACTCCACTCTTTTTCATAAGAGCGATGTACATGACCAGCCATTACCAAGTTATTACGCAAATGAAACAACGCTAACTTGGCAATAATGGTCGGATTTATAATCGTATTAGCCATTAAAGCCTCCTGTTATCACCCAGTCAGCAATAAAAATATAACCGAAACTGGGCTTTACTTTTTTAGTAGATTCTTCGCATACTCATCAAAATCTTTTTGAGATAAATCTCCGGGATTTTTGGTAGACGTATTGCGGCCACTAACCTTAGTTATGGGGGTAGCACCGCCTGGAGCTTCTACTGGTTTTTTCCTAATTGAAATTGTTGCGGAAATCTTTCCAAGTTCCATAGCTGCATCATGTGAATTCATTCTATTTAACTTGTGAAGTTTCTCCTGATTCTTTGATAGTTCCACGGATATAGCAGGGCCATCTTCACTGCGGAAAATAGTGTTTGCCAAATGTGGAGCTACCGGCATTTTTCCAACTGTTTCGTTGAAATCAGTCGTTCCAGTCTTTTCAATGTAGTCTTTAACTCTGTCATTGTGTGCCTTAACTGTGTTAGACCACTCTAACTTCTTATTGATTTCAGACTGCTTTTCTTCCTGTTCTTTGAACTTTTGATCCACTTTCCAGTCTGTCATGGCCTCGTAATAACCTTCTTCAGTATCAAAATTATCCTGTTCAGGTTTTACTGCCTCTGGCTCTGGTTCAGCCTTAACCTCTTTTTCAGCTACCATTGAGGCAAGCTTCATTTCGAGGTCTTCAGCTTTTCTTTCAGCTTCTCTTTGTTTCCATGTAGCTTTGTCAATACGCTTTTGGAATGCACCCTTTTCCTCTGGTGAATCTTCTGCTTTGACATTTTCCGTTTCAACGTTATCGGCTTTTTCTTCATTCTCACTTCCTTCTTTTACAATATCAGTAATAATTTCAGACAAACCTTGTTTAGTTGAAACCTCTTCTTCGCTCGTAGTTGCGGTGTTTTCATCCCCTTCGGGACTGCGATACAGCCGAATCGTCTTATCATTCATAAGAATAACTCCTTTTTACCTTTTTCAAGGATTTGCATCCAGATTTATGGGCTGAATGATCCCATTTAGATTTTTTGTTTTTGTTTTTCAACCATGTAAAGATTTCCCTCTTATCTCTCTTGGTTTTAAAATCTCTTTTTGAAATCTTTGTCATACTATCCCCATCTGCGCTGCCATAGCCTTCAGCATTTCTGGAGTAGGTTGTCCCTGTGGTGGTTGTCCCTGTGGTGGCATTCCCTCAGGTGGTTGTCCCTGTGGTGGCTGTCCCTGTGGTGGCATTCCCTCAGGTGGCATTCCCTCAGGTGGTTGTCCCTCAGGTGTTTGTCCTTCAGGTGTTTGTTCTTGATTTTCTGGATCTTCTGGGGATTGCCCTTGATTCTGGTTCTGGAACAGAGGATTAACCAATTTTAAGCGTCTAGCCATCTCAGCACTGTCTTTAAAGTCCATATTGCCCACAACAAGGTCTGCTATGATGGGGAATACATGAGGTACTTTACCAGCTATATCAATCATATGTTGTAACGATTCGAGGCGCATTGTATCGAAAGCTGGCCCAACACTAACCTCTACATCATATTTCCCAAGTTTAAGATCATGTTTTTCAAGCTCACCTGTTTTTTCGTTAAAAACCTCTTCATTTATTTTTATGGTGTCACTAGACCCATCATCGCCTAGTATCCTTATTATCCTGGAGGTATTGTAAACTTTAGGAATAAGCTCAACTACCTGCCTTGCAAGGTACTCAACCGACATTCTCAAATTATCGGAGTAAACAAAGTTGGCAAGATCAGATTCCCTTCGCCTCTCAGCTATAGCTACACCACTTACCTCGTTGCTTCTAAGTCCAAG